AATTTAAATATGAGTTGTGACCATGATGGTTCTATTAAAGGAGGAGAATATGTAACTAATGTTTTAACAGGAGATGCTGGTTTTAAACAACTTCATAAAATAACTTCTTTTTTACAAAGTAGGTGTAAAATAGATAGAAGTTGTGGAATTCATGTTCATATTGGGGGAACTGTATTTAATAAATCATTTTCAGTATTTTCATATTTATTAGGAGTAAAACTACAAAATGATTTATTTAAAATGCTACCTAAAAGTAGAAGACATAATAAATTTTGTGGAGATTTACCTAATTTTAATTTTAATGAAATACTTAAAGAATATGGTTATAATTATGGGGTAGAAATAGCTTATGATTATTTATTTAGAGAGCTTTCCAGCGGTACAAAGTTAAGTAGAAATGCAAATAAAAAGTTTAATCATCCTTATGGTAGATATTGTGGACAGTATCACGATGTTGAATTTGATACTATTCTAAGATATAAATGGTTAAATTTAGTACCATGTAATTTTAATGTAAGGCATTTTGATTTTTATAATTTAACAAAAAAAGAAAGGTCAATAGCAAGAACTGATTTACCTTTCACTATTGAATTTAGAAATCATTCTGCAAGTTTAAATTATGTTAAAATTAAAAACTGGGTACTTATTTGTATGGCATTTGTTAATTATGTTGAAAATCATAAGGAAGAAATCTTAAAAAAAGAGTTTATTACTATTGAAGACATAATTAAAAAAGTATATAAAAAGAATTCTAAATATCTTTTAGACTATATTGAAAGTAGAAAAAATCATTTTAATAATATTAACGAAGAAGTAGAAGTAAATAATTTTAAAGCTCCTGATTCAATTAACTTTAATCAACTATTATGTGTATAATTATAGCAAAAAAACAAGGTGTAGAATTTAATATGGATACAATCACAAAAGCTGTTGAATGTGCTATCCAAAGAAATAATGATGGAGCAGGTTTTGCACTTAAAAGAAAAAATCCTTTAGATAAAAAACGTAATATTTTAATTTCTAAAGGATTTATGGAAAAAGATCCATCTAAATTATTAACTAATATTTATAATCAAAATATAAAGAAAGAAGATGAATTGATTATTCATTTAAGGTATACTACTTCTGGAGAAGTAAATGTAAATAATTGCCATCCTTTTGGAATACCTAGTAAAGAAAATCAAGGATTAATAGAAGTAAATAATCATGATATTAATTTTCCAGTAGTAGCACATAATGGTACTTTTTATGATTTTATATCTGATAAAAATTTAACAGGATGGAATCATTTTTATGCAGATAAACAAAAAAAGTCAGATTCTTATAAATTTGTTGAAGAACTTTTGGTAAATAAGAATTTATTGCCTATCTTTGTAGAGAGAGCAAAAAGTAAAGACTTTTTCTTTGATTCTTATATTCTTAATAATAAACTTTCCTTTCTATTTCCAGATAGAGAGATGTTATTAATAGGAGATTTTATAGAAGAAACGGATGGAATGATGTATTCTAATGAATACTATAAAAATCCTTATAAAAAGGTAGATTACTCGAATCTTACCTATTAATCTTCTATAAAACATACTTATGATATCAGAATATAATGAAAAATTAGGAGTAGATAATAGTTTTTTATATGATGCAATTAACATTGTAGAAGAATATTATTTATACCCGAAAACATATAAAGATTTAGCACATATAATTAGTATAGAATTCAATTGCGTATGCAAAGAGAATGACATTTCTAATTATTTTAATACAGGAAATATAGTGAAAAGTAATAATATATTTAATAAACAAGTAACAGTAGAAAATGTAGATACTCACATTAATTGTAATATCTGCTTTGATACTAAACAAGTATATGACGGGATTAAATATGTAAAATGTAGGAATTGTAAACCATGAAAATTGAAATTAAATTTGATTTATTAAAAATTAACAAAATAAGTCCTAATGAATATTTATTATTAAATTTAGTCTCCTTAAATAGAGGAGACTTAATTAATAAAATATTAGAAGTGGATTATTTCACATATAGTAATGTTTTATTTATACTTTCAAAAAATAAATACATTATTAATAATACACCTTTGTTACCTACAGGTAAAAAAATAAGTGGATATCAATTTGAAGCTACTAAAAAGGGAGTAGAAATAATAGAACCTAAATCAGTTAAAGCAAGTTTTATAGGTGAATCTAAAATAGAAAGTTGGATAGATGATTGGAGAAACATATTTCCTAAAGGAAAAACAAGAAATGGAAATCCAATTAAAGGTAGTAGATTAAATTGTATTAAAAAAATGAATTTATTTATTAAAACTTATAAATTTTCAAAAGATACTATTTTTAAAGCTACTGAAGTATATATAAAAGGTCTAAAAGGAGATTTTGATTATATACAAACAGCCCAAAATTTTATTGAAAAAAATAAAACAAGTAATTTAGCAGGATTTTGTGAGTTAATAGTAAATGGATATGAAGAAACAGAAATAGATAATAAAATAAATATTTAAAATGAAAAAATGACAGATTTTGGCCAATTATTAAAACAGGTAGAAGATGGGATTGAGGGGAAAAGTAAATGGATACCTATTGGGTATGATAAATTAGGTAGCCACATAGGAATAGGTCAAAAAATATACACATTAATAGGTGGGAATTCTGGCACAGGTAAAACTGGCTTTACAGATTGTACTTATGTTTTAAATCCTTATAAATGGTATAAGGAAAATAAAGATAATACAGATATTAAATTTAAAATTATTTATAGGTCTATGGAAAGATCTAAAAGTTTTAAACTTGGTAAGTGGGTTTGTTCTAAATTATATGAAGATTATAGAATAATGCTGGATGTTCCAACTATTTTTGGCTGGGGAAGTAAAAAAAATCATATTCCCCAAGAAGTATATGAAAAGATTAGAGGTTGTAGAGATTATTTTGAAGAAATGTTAGATGTAGTAGAAATAATTGACGGTGCTGAAAATCCAACGGGAGTAAGAAATCATTTAATAAAATACGCTCTTGAAAACGGTAAATTGATAGAAAAATCAGAATTTGTAAAAGAATATAAACCAACAAATCCAAATCTTATTACTGCTGTTGTTATAGACCATATTGGTAAACTTAAAAATGAAAGGGGTTATAGTAAAAAAGAAAGAATAGATAAAATGTCAGAATATTTAGGAGAAGTTAGAGATAGATATGGGTTAAGTCCTATAGTTGTTTCTCAATTTAATAGAAATTTATCAGACTCTCAAAGAGCAAAAAATAAAGAACTAACTCCTGATCCTGATGACTTTAAAGATACTGGCAATCTTTATGAAGATTGTGATGTAGCTTTAGCTTTATTTAATCCTTATAAATTAAAAGAATATGAACATATGGGATATGATATTAAAAAGTTTGTAAATCATAAAGGATATAATAGATTTAGGTCTATAACTGCTTTAAAAAATACTTATGGTATTGATGATTTTAGAGTTGGATTTGCCTTTATTGGGGAAAATGGATTATTTGGGGAATTGCCAAAAGCAGATGAAATGGAATTAAAAGACTATGATAGAATCAGAACAATATAATTATGTTAAACCATCTCATTATGAGTTATGGGAAGGTTGTGAAGTGTTTGATATTTTAAAAAACGTTTTAACTAAAGAAGAATTTGTTGGTTTTTGTAAGGGCAATATTCTTAAATATCAACTTAGATTAGGCAAAAAACCTAAAGAACCTGTAGAAAGAGATAAAAGAAAAATAGAGATATATGAAAAAGAATTAAAAAAAATAAAATTATATGAGTATAGTATTACCAAAGAAAAAAGTAAAAGTAACAAATAAAAATCCAAGAAAATTTATATTGTATTCTCAACCTAAAATGGGAAAGACTACAGTATTATCTCAGTTAGATAATTGTTTAATAATAGATTTAGAAAATGGAAGTGATTTTGTGGATGCGTTAAAAGTAAAAGCTAATAATTTAAAAGAATTTTATGAAATAGGAGAAAGTATTAAAGAAGAAGGAAAACCTTATAAATATGTAGCAATTGATACTATTACTAAATTAGAAAATTGGTGCGAAGAAACTGGTGGGGGTGTG